TAGAAGTGAAGACCGATTGCGTTAGATGACGGGACGATTGCCCCTGAGATGATGTTGTTTCCATAGAGTAGAGACCCAGCTACGGGTTCACGAATACCATCTATGTCAACTGGAGGAGCTGCAACGAATGCTATAATAAAACATGTCGCTGCTGTTAATAGTGCAGGGATCATTAGGACACCGAACCAACCAACGTATAAGCGGTTGTCGGTACTAGTAACCCAGTCACAGAAACTCTGCCAGTTATCAGATGGTTTTGTTAATGTTACTGTAGTTGCCATTGTTTAAATAAATGTGTTGGCCGAGGACGATCTTTCGGGTCAGCCGATAAGTTAAGCTTTTGTTCCTTTAATAAGTAAATTCTTTCTATCTTCATCCTTCATATGTCTTAGGCTACCACCCGGTCCTTGATGTGGACCTAGTAGTTTATCTAAGTTGGTAGGATTACCATAATCTACCATTGCTTGATCCCAACCATCTCCTTGAACATCCCAACCACTTGGATTATGTTCATGTTCAAATTGGTATTGAATCTCAAGTAGTTCTTCATCGCTAGCTGGTCTATACTTACCATCCTTAGTTGGCATTAACCAGTTACCATCAGGTAATTGTACAGCACCTGTCTTTTCTGTATAAGTTTCAGTAGGTGCTACGTGCCTACCATCTTGAGTAACTCCATGAGCTAACTGTAGTTTCGGTATATCTTGACCGGGGAATGAAGGAGGTGGTGTGTAATCAGGATCACCGGGTTTAGGTCCGGGTCTATAAGGAGCGTCTTCCTTATTAGGTTCCCTACCACTTCCTATTTGTAGTCCTTTATTAAACCAATGCTCTGCTACTCCTTTATTTTCTAAGTCTTGTAATCGTGCCATGTTAGAAATTAACGTCAGATCGTTCGAGCTTCTTCATTATATCTTGACGGTAAGCAGGATCTTGTTCGTATCTAGGATCACTCATAGCCTTTACGACTTCTGCTTGACTACGGAATACACTACCAGTTTCCTTTGGTGCTGTTCCAGTTAACATTCTACCATCAACTCCTTTTGAATCTTCATATCTATAAGCTAAAGAACGTACTGCAAAGAAGGCAGCGAGTGGGTCTCCCTTCTCCATAACAGCATCGAACATATCTACTTCTTGTTTGTTAAGATTAGATGTAGCCCACTTTAACATATCATCATACTCTTGATCACCACCTGCTATATTCTTAAGAGTTTTTACATCCTCTTCATTTATCTGTTGTGGTGCATTCTTAGTACGATATTCCATATGTAGTTTAGCTATATCAGTAGAAGATAACTTCTCTAATTCAGCTATGGTTTCGTCTTTATAATTTTGATTATCTAAAGTCTGTTCCCATAATGTATCTAAGATATTTCCTTCAGTATCTTCTTTAACTTCTTCCTTTTCTTCAGTCTCTTTTTTTCCTTCAGTAGTATCAGTGGATTCCCCAGCTGGTTCGCTATCTTCAGTATTTTTTTCTCCGATTTTTCTTTGGAGTTCGACATACGCTTTCTCTAATTCTTGTGCATCCTTATACTTACCAGCAAGTAAATTCTCCTGCTCTTCTTGTAAAGCCTCCCCTACTTGTAGAGAATCCTGCTCATCAGCTGAGAGATTATCTACAGTAGTAGCTTCTTGTGTATTTTCAAAGGTTAATGTTTCTGCCATGATTTATTGAGGTGGTGGTGGTCCTGCTTCTGCTCCTGCTTGTTCTTGTAATTGTGCAGCAAGTTGTGGATTTTTAGAAGGATCATTCATAGGTGCTGAAGCCATAGCTGGTGCTCCTTTCATAGCTTCCATCTGTTGAGCTTCTTGCATTACTTGTTGTTTCTCCTGCTGTACTTCTTGCATACTCTTAACAAGATTAAGTACATCTATACCTTGAGCTGCAGCTAATCTCTTAACTACTTCTTCAGGATTAATGTATTGTTGTATAGCTTCTGGTCCCATTGTTTGTGCAATAGTAGTGAGGAATGCTCCTAGAGCTTGTACATCCTGACCTCGACCAAGGCTATTTATACCTGCAACTATGATTGGTTTAACCATACCTTTAGGTATCTTAGGTATCTCTCCAGTTTTCTGGAAAGTACTTAGTTTTCTATTTAAATAAGGTACTAAGAATTCTACAGTAAGTAATCCAAATAGACCACCGAGTTGTTGTTCCAACTCCATCTGTGTCATCTGAACTTCTTGTGCTGTAGTTCTTTCACTATCTCTTACACTAAGTATAAGGAAGGCTTCATTTAATCTACCTTCTAATGTTGCCATCAATTGATAGGCTGTCTGGAAGTCCGCAGTCTTCCCTACTTGGACAACACCTATATCATCTGGACGTCCTTGAACTATTGCTCCGTTACCTGCAGTCGCTAGTGTCTGTGGTTTAGTAGTGCTTGAGGGTGATACTACAAAAACTACTTTAGCGGCTGCTGCAGAGCCTTCTACGAGTGCCTGAGATAATGCTTCTAATGATTTAAGATCACCTATGAATTGTCCTACTCTTCCTCGCCCGTAAGCTTCCCCATCTACCGTGTTAAATCTTAACGGTAGCCAAGGAGTGGTATCTACTGGTGCTTTACCTTGAGATCCCGGAAGTACTTTATCATAGACTTCTTGATGCCATACAAATCTATTATTATCCCGTGTTACATGTGTGTAGACATCACATTCTTGTTCGTCGATCTTAGTTTCATCAACGACTGATGTATCGTCTTCATACTCCACATCTTCTGGGAGATATTTTTCTATTAATTTTTTGTTGATTCTTTCCTTAGTAACTATTTCAATTACTTGTCCGTTTCCATCTCTTTCTATAACGAAACGATTAAGAGGATATAATTTCAGACCATCCTTACCCATGTAGATAAGAGCATTACCACCTACTACTAAATGCTGTAGTGCTTGGTGTATTACTACACGATCATCTGAAGCAGCAATAGCTTCGAGGATAGTGCGCTCTATCTTTGCAAAAGATAAGTCAAGTTCTGATTTTATTTCCGGTGGAAACTCTTCACCGAGTTGCGACTCATCAACTTGTAGTTTAAAGAAGCTGGTTTGTGGAGGTACAAGTGATAGAGATAGCTTTGATGCTAACGCTACCACACCCTTCGCACCAACGCTTTGCCATGGTGTCTTGAGTTGCTTCATACCTCTAGTGTGCTCTTCGTGACCACGAATGAGGTATGGTAGTGTGAGTTTGGATGCGTCTTCTGCTTCCGTTAGAAATTGTGAACGATAACTGGATAAAAAATCATACCTAGATTTAGCTGTCATTGTGTTATACGTTTATACTTTGAGTTGTCAGGTTGTTTTTATTTCTGAACCTTCTATTGAATGCTGTAGTGGGACTTGCATTATAATTCCATCCTTGTCTAGCCATACGGATACCAGATACTGGTCGTCTATTACTACTAGCCATTAACTGTTCATACTGTATAGCTCTGGATTTAGTATCAGCTTTTTGTACGTTATAATTACTAGTATATTTAGCCATGTAAGCATCTAAATCAGATTTATGCTGTGTAGTTTCACCTAAATAATCTGATAAAGATTTTTGATTAGATGTTATCTGATCTAAATATTTTTTATACTCTGGATCGTCTCCCCATTCTGCACCTTGCCCCTGAACTCTAGCTAACTCAGCATCATAATTTGCTAAGTCACCTTGGATAGCTGCAAGTTGTTTATCATAAAGGCTTTGATCTCCTTGTATCCTAGCTATTTCTTCTGAATATAACCTATCAGATATCTCTTGTTCTCTCCATAGATTAGATAAATCCCAGTTGCCTTGTTGATACATCTGTTGGCTTAACTGCTGTCCAATACGAGGATCTATATTTAAATTTGGGAATGGATTACTACCAGAATTCCTTATTCTTTGTTCTCTTCTTCTACCTTGTTCACCAGTATCAATACCTAGACGTGATTGGATTCCTTCAATAGGATTCTTTATGAATTCTTCACCAGCTTGATAGTATCCAGCTAACTTCATTAACTGATCTATCTTTTCTCTCGGTTCACCTTTAGACATATTTATTAATGTATCTAAGGTATTAAATTTACCTGACTTAATAAATTCATCAGCTGATGCCATTCCTAGAGAATCACCTACATAAGTTTTAGCGAATAGATTTTTTATAGAGTCAATACCAAATGGAGACATCTTTAAATTAGGTATCGTGTCACTCTCCTGTGACATCTTCCTAAGTATCGGTACTACCTTTTGTATATCATCCAGTCCCCATCCATCTGCCCTCATCTCATCTATACCTTGCATGAAATCTTTAGCAAGACCTAGCGTCTGAGCTGCTTGGTCTCTAAATGCATCACCTTCTTCTGATGTATCCCCGAAAAGAGTATGAGCACTCCATCTCTGAGACCTATCTTTTATAATCTTTTTTTGCCATGCCTGTACATTCTGTGGATTAGACCAAAACATATCTTGAGGTGATCCAGCACCATAAGTAGCTAAAGCTTTCTCTTTTTTCGCTGCTATCTCTTCATTTATTGATAAATCACTCGGACCATAAAAAGGCCAAGATTTATATGGACTTGCATTCAGTACATTGTCTGTATATGATTCTTGCATATTCGGCCCGAACTTAGCTGCCTTCAAAAGTCTAGCTGTAAGATTATCAGCATTACCCCATACTGTACTACCGTCTGCCCTTTTAATATCTGGGATGGCTTCCTGTATTCCCCGAATACCTTGTACAAAGTTAGTAACTGCACCACCTGTCCATGCATTATTTAATTGGTCAGTATTTGTAGGAAAATTTTGTGTTAAATTACTTACCATTCCTATAGGAGTTCTGTTGAACACACTGCTTAACGCTCCTCGGACAGCAGGGTTATTAGACAAGGACTCTATACCTTTATTGACAGTACTACCTATTCCCCAACCAAGTGCACCAGCACCTCCTAGTACTGGACCTAATACTCCAGTCTCAGCTGCTCGTCTGAATGCTTCAGTTGGACCTGAAAGTAATCCACCTTTAGCTGGATTTAGTGTACGGAATCCACGAGTGACATCCCAACCTCCTTTACCAGCTGGTCCCGTAAACCCTCCTCTATGACCCCAGTCATTTTTCAGGAGTTGGCCTACGTTCATATTACCAGTCAGTCTACCTTTATTATACCAACTACCTAGACCGCTTAATACTGCTGGAGCTGCTTTAATTAGACCAGCTGTACCTAATACTGCGAGAGTATTAGTCGTATGATCTTCAGTCATGCCACCAATCATGGCATCCTGATACTGACCCGGACTTAACTTATCATAACCTAACTTAGTCTTCCAATCTTTTCCATATATTCTTTCATTACTTGCTATCGCCCTATCCATCATACGTTGCTGGTTAGCAGCAGTCGTAAAATAATTCTTATCACCAGTAAAACTCTCAGCAACAGCACCTGTAGGGTTACTAAACTTCTCACCAAGAGTCATTCCTTTACCATCTAGTCCTCGCCAATTACCTATACTACTAGTTAACTTACTAAAGAAACTCTCTTTTCCTTTCTCAAAATTTTGACTATAATTTACACCGAATAAACTATTCTCATTACTAATATTAGGTAAGTCACCTAATAGACTCATCTTAGAAGTCGAAGGACCGGCTAGTGTCCCACTTGCTTGATACTGTTTAGCATAAGATGAGTAAGCAGCCTCACCATGTCTTGCTTTATAAGCCTGAGCTGCTGGTGAATTTGGATCACCTACATTACCACCAGACCAACTACCATTTTGACCTACACTCCAGCCACGATAACCAGCTTTATATGCTGATTGTGCTGCATTCGGTCCTTGATTCTTACTTTTTATTCTTGAATCAACTTGTCTATTAAATCTCTGCCTATTAGTTTCATTCTTTCCTCTTAAATTACCACTTCCTGTGCCAGATTTGCCGCTTTTACCTTTTCCTCCTCCCATTAATCTCCTCCTTTAGGATGTACATGTTTAGTTACAATGGAATGGGAATGCTTCCATCCATGCATAGTTACCATTTTCTTAGCTAATCCTTTGCGACACCAAGCACTCATATAGTGACAACCATTGTCTAATGCCAGTCCTATTAATGCTTGCTCGAATAGATCAGACCATTCATTATAACCTTTCCAGTTTTTCATACCCCAGCTTAAAATGAATAACTCTTTCTTTTGTGGATGTATTAAAAATTCAGCAACTATAGCACCTTGTATTCCTTCATCATCATGACCTACTAATAGGATAAAACT